TGCTTGGCTCTGTGTCGCTCTGAGCCTTCTGATAAGGCATCTGCACACCAGACATTTGCTTGACCATGCCCGCCATCTGCTCAACAAAAGCCTGCATTTCAAGCTTTGTACGGTTGAGAGTAGCCTTTACGGATTCATTCATTTTGTCGAGACTAGCTACAAGAGACTGCCTAAGATTTTTAAACATATCCCCACTCATAGCATCCACCTGCTTGCGTATCCGGTCAGCTATCTTACTCGACTCTGCCTGTATATCTTTGTCAAGGTCTGATTTTATCTCCAGATCCATCTGTATAGACCCTGCACTTGTCGCTCCCACATCATCACCTGCCTTTCTAAAAATAAAAAGGAAGTTATTCACTCATGTCCATAAACATCGCATAGACTTCTTTCATAACTTCCTCTTTATTCATGCTCTCAATCATTCTCTGGGTTTGCTTATCTCTCCACTCATTCCGGATACGATGCTGCTCCTCACTAAAGTGCTCCAACGTGTCAGCATCGTCTTCGGCTCTAATGGATATGATATTGCCCAAAGGTGTGTCTGGCATGATACCCGCCAGAAGCGTGGTAAACTCAATCCAGTCCATCTTATCGTCATACAGGTCCTTTGTGGGGTACTGCATAGCAAAAGACGACTCTATCAGCTCCCAGTCATCAAGGATATCATACCAGCGGTCTACTTTTTTTCTTCCGGCGTTTCCTCGTCCTCGAAATCTACTTCTGTATCTCCGA